TCGATGAAATTCTCATCATTAAACTCAGTGATTGGTTTTTTAATAAAAGTTGTAGACAGTTTAAATCTATCTGCACCTGGAGCAGCAAAGTTTGAATATCCTTGTGAATTATCGTTCAACGAAGGATCATCAAATGATGTTACAATCTCTTCACTGACGAGTAAACCGATTCTATAATTAGGTGTATTGCTATATTGATCTAATAAAATAGTGGCTGATTGTACCTTTACGAAAAATCCTCTAATAAAGTAAATACCTTCATCAATAAACGCTGCAGATCCAGTTCCAGTAGCATTTTCTGATAAGGTAGTTGCAAATGCAGTATTTTCCTTAATAATGGTTAGACCATATTCCAAGTCCGAAAGGACCAAAAGTCTTTCACCATCTAAAAATTTAGAAGTTACAAAGTCTTGATTTGATGCACGAATATATCTGATGTATAATGTTACGTTCCCTCTTTCAGACTCCGATTCTGTTATAACTTTAACTACGGATGCTGTTACTCTTGAAGTCTCACCCTGAATTTCAAGACCTACAAGTTTATCCAGATATTCTGAAACTGGTATTCCGAAGAACGAAGAATCTATCTGAACAAACTCATAGTTTGCATCATATCCAGTCTGTCCTGGAATAACTTTAGACCCTTCTTTAAAGACATAAGATCCAAATCTTTCAATTTGATTCTGCAGAATAGTTTGCAGTGTTGTTAATTCACGTGCCTGTATAGCCGTCCCTGGTTTGAATAAAACCCTTTGATAATTTTTATCCTCATTAAAGTCGTCATGATATGGACTGACATTGAGATTGGTATTCTGTGGCATGTTCTTAGAATTCTAATACGATTTTAATGTCTTCTTTTTGAGTCAGGGAACGTGGTATAGCGGCTCTGTTATCTATATAGATGATTTCTCCAGAGTACTTTTCAATCTCTGGATTTGCAACACCTTCTACAAAGTTCTGATCTAGATTTATAACCTTTGCACCGACCACGGTGGTAACTCCAGGATTAGCAGCAGTTCCGAATGATGTTTGAATGTCTAAGTTGGAACCAGCAGTAGCTCCTACAATACTCAACGATCCACCAGTAGCAAGTTCGCTATTTCTCTTAAAGTTAACAAGTTTATAATTGTATTCTGTTACTGCAAGACCTACTGGTTGATAATATTTTAGAACACCTGTGCTTGCGTCATAAGATGCAACCTTTCCAATTGCAGTAGAACCTATTCCAATTGTCTGTGTAATATTGTTATCTACTGTATATGATCCATTTTCAGAATTTTCTAACTTTAATGCACCCAAAGCACTTGCTTGTGCAGAAGAAAGTAATTGAGTTTTACTTCCATATACAGTAGGATTTTTAAGAATTCCAACTCTAGCAAAATCATTACCAACAATAAAGTCTGGATTTGTTCCAGTGTTTTCGTATCTGGAATATACTAGAACTCTGTAAGAACCAAGTTCTTTATAGATATCATCTCCATGTCCACCAGATGGTGGAATAATTACGTCAAAAGTTGCTATAGATGTTGATGCACTACCTACGGCATTTAGACCAAATGAAGTTAAATTTGTGCCACCAACTTCATATGCAGGACCGCTTGGATAGAACTGAATAGTTCCTCTAGTATATCCAGTTCCTCCAGAAGTAACATCTACGTCACTAACTCTTCCATCAGCACCAACAACAACACTTACTTTACCACCAGTACCGTCACCTAAGATCGGTATATTCTTATATGTTCCTGCAGGAGCGTATCCAGATCCTCTGTTAGTGATAGTTACAACTTTAATTTCACCATCAACAGCATTATTTTTGATATCTGCGGTATCGCCAGATCCCCAATTAGATGGAACTGGAATAAATTCTAAAGAGTCAAATTTAATAATGTCTGATGGAGAGATTGTGTATAGATATTTCCACAAATATCCATCCCCAGAAGAACCTGCAGCTCTTGGTTCCAAATCAGTAAATTTTGGTTGATCCAGAGATGGTTTTCCGCTTAAATTATCAGGATCAGTTCCATTACTTAAACAAATATAGACTTTAAAATCTTCATTGACCACATAATAATTGGCGTCATACAAACTTGTTGCTCCAGTTACGGGTGCTAGGTTTGAAGAACTATAATCATGACGATACATATCATATTTTACGCCTGCATTCCAATTGACTTTTCTAACCATTCTACGCACATCTTGCGTAGTCACCTTTTTCAAGGCAATCATGGTATCAAAATAATCATTCTGTTCCTTAAACATGTCTTTTGGAGCAGGAACATTTGTATTCCAATCAGTTGTTCCTGATCCAGTAGCGACATCCGTGGAATTAGGCAGACCAATGAACGTATAATATACGTTGGTGGTGCTTCCAATTCCAGTGAAACTTTGGACAAAAGTCTCTGCGTTTAATATTCTAAATTGATCTGAAATAATTGCAGACATCGTTAAAGTTTTTTATTTATTTATCTTAATTGTACTCTGCTCTGAGAGCAGTTTTTCTAATTACCAATGGAGAAGTTTGAATTCCAATAAAACCATTATCGTTAATAACGCTAAATGACTTAGGCGTATCTCTTAATCCAAAATTGTAGAACTTACCCCAACTGTAGTTACCAACCTTTCCAGTAGTGCTAAATCCTATGTTATCGGGATCTACTGATGTAGATGCAACTCCAACAATAGAAAGTACGTTACTGTAAACAGTTACAACCCCAGATACCCCATCATTATCAACTTGATCTACTACGTAAATATTATCTAAGTACGTATTTCCAACCCCAACATTAGTTATTGTAGATCCGTCAATGTAAATTGATGTAACTCCATCACCAGTAATGGTATTATATGTTGTATAATAATCTCCTGTCGTAATTCCACTTCTAATAATTGGAGTTAGAGAACTGCTGCTTCCATACACGTCAGTATTTAAACCAACATCAGTCTGGATCTCAAATATAACCATTGGAGTATCTGTTCCAATTCCAGTCGCACTAGTTCCAATACCAATTATTTTTCCATAATCTCCAGCAACTTCTACACTAGTAAGATCTTCATATTTTGGATTTGGTGGTTCAATTAGTACACTGATATCAGAAGCATTGCTGTATCCAAATCCACCAGCAGCAATATTTATGGAGGAAATTGTTCCTGCAGCAGAAACATTTCCTGTTCCAACAAATTTACTCAATTCTTGATCTGAGAAGTAGTAAGAACTATCCGATCCAACACCAATTACAGAAGAAGTGTTTCCAGTCAGAGAGAACATTGTAGTGCTTACTGAATTTTTAACAAACCAGTCTTCACCATTTATAGAATTTATAACAGATCCTCTTTCCCCAACAGCAACAAATACACCACTTTCATAAACTACCGATAATAAATTCTCAGTAGTGTTTACAGTATCAAACGTCCATCCTGTTAGGTTTGTAGAATAACCAACTGTTCCGTTATTACCAACTACGACATACTTACTATCCCCATAAACAATATCATTTAAGTTTTCTTGACCACCACTAGGTGCTCTTTCAACTCTGAAGAATCTATTCGTAATAGATCCCATTTGAGATGACATGATGACACCATTGTTTCCAACAACAACAAATCTGGAGTCAACATCCGAATAGATTACGGATTTAAGATCATTAGTTACTGCAGTTGTTGGGTTATTTGACAAGTCAACAAATGTGGACTGGTTAATTAACCATTGAGTTCCAATTCCAGTTGGAGATGATGTAAGAGGTGTGGAACCAGATTCTAACCAAGTTGTGGTTGTTGGATATGCATCATCAGACACGAGGACTGTTGCTCCAGTACCAACAGCAACAAATTTTCCATTACCATAAACAACAGACTGGAATTTTCTTGTTGTTGATGATTGTGTAAATGAGTATCTTCCAAAATTTAGTGCTACATATGAGTATATTACTGAGGAATCCCAGTTTACTGCGTTGTCTGTAGAATATCCAACATTAGCATCAGATCCAACTCCAACCCAAACACCATTTCCATATTCCACATCATTAATTTGATTGTTTCCTGCAAATGTTGGAGTTTGTCTACTCCAAGTTAAGTAGTCTACAGATGTTGAAATGCCACCCTTATCATCAGATACTACATAAAGATTATTCTGATATCTGATGGATCTAAGATTTGTTGTGGATACTGTAGTGGTTACTCCAGAAGTCCAATTCTTACCAATTTCTAAAATTTGTGGACGATAATTTAGAGTGACTTCTGGAGAATTTTCATAACCAACACCAGGGTCTGTTATGGTAAATGATGTAATTGTTCCACCAGTAGAAACTGTTGATACTACTGCTTGAGCAGCATCTGTCTGAACATCACTTATAATCCTAACATTATTATCATCTTCAGTAGTTTCGTCTAGAATTCTAAAGTCGGGATAACCACCTTGAGTGTACAATACGGTATCTCCAGGAACAAAATCTTTGATTAATCTTGTAGTTGGGATAATTTTTGGTTCAAGATAGTCTCTGTTCTTAGAAACAATCTCACCATTAATAATACTATCGGAGGTTTGTTTCGTCCAGGTTAAACACCTTTGAGATTCAACATCTGTGGAGATTCCTGACCCATTGTATGGGTTTGTTTCTAATGTATCTGATGTTAGTAATTCAATTACAACTCTTTTATCTTGTTGTAAAATATTTTGATGACTTTCTAATTGTACAGAGTCTCCAACTTTTATAGTTTGTAATGGTATTCTTGTAAGTACATCAAGGGTAGATCCTTGATAGAACATTATCTTACACTTACTTCCAAGTTTAGGTGCTTCTGTAAATACTAATCTAGTTCCTCCAGTGAAAGTATAATCCTTCCCAGGTTTTTGTAAGACATCATTTATGAAGACAAGAAGTACATTTTGGATATCAAAATTAGCACCATCTGCAATTTCGATACTAAATGGAGATGCAACAATTCCCACAGTTCTTTCCATAATAAATGATTTTTTAAATCCATCAAATTGTGAGGATACGTCATTAATTTCTAATAATCTACCAAATGACCAACCCGAAAATTCATCCGAATAAACACTGTCAACAGTAAATGTTGCTGCAGTTCCTGAAGTTGATGGGGATGAGAAGGAAAGAATATCATTCTCACTATATCCAATTCCTCTATCAATAATTTTATACTTTGTTACACTTCCACCTGTTCCAACGACAATATCAACTTTTGCTCCAGATCCATTTCCACCAGTGAGTGAAACGTTTGGATAACTTCCAGGAGTATAAGAATCTCCAGCACTTAACTCAAATTCATTAACAATTCCACCTCTTGGCAGAGATTCTCTGTCATCGCCAGTAAATGTAATTGTAGTAATTCCAGATACTCCATCAGTAGATAATGAATAATCCGTGGTCGTATCTTCACCAAGAGGTCTCTGGAAGAAGTTGTTTATCAGTATTATTCCCTGATTTGTATGAATTCCAGTTGGTTCTTGCTCTCTAGATAAAATTGAGAATGATTTTCCAGTTCCCGCTTCTCCAGTAAATGCTTGTGAAATATCATCTAAAATATAGTTAGTATCGTAATTTACGCGGTGGAACACCCTTCCAGCAAAAGTTGAGTTGGTGCTTATTCCAGAGTTTAAAGTTGTGAGGCCAACCTTACCATAAGGAGCACTATTGAAGTAAACATAACCTTTATTGATGGTGTAGTCTCCACCAAGCACCGTCACCGCTGCTCCAACAAGGTGTGCCGCTGCGTTAGTACCAAATTGTGCTCTGTCAGCATAAACTGTGTTTGTAGAACCAAACCCAACTACATTAAGTTTTAAAATTTCATCTTCTATTTGTAATAATGTATTTGAAGTTATAGAAGTAACTCCAACAAGTTTAAATGTTGTTGATCCTATTCCAATATTTTCAGATAATCCAGTATCAATATCTTTACGGAATATAGGACTTTGAATGATATTATCAACAGTAATCAATGCTTTGGTGTTTGCAATATCTGGGTGAGAGGACAATGTATGTGTTGTTCCAGAACCAACCACTGTTGTTCCAATTCCAGTCTCAGATCTGTATTCGAAGAATATGTTGTTTATGGTGGAATCTGTTTTAATTCCTGCTAATTTGATTGTATTATTATCAACTTTATATGCATAAACTTCTTCAGGAAGTGTATCTGTAGATACGCCACTTAAAACTCTTGCAGTTGTTGCAATTCCGACTGGAGTTCCAGATCCGTAATCATAAACCAAACGTTCTCCAGTTGAGAAATTATGATTTGGTATGAATATTAGTGAAGAACCTGCTCCAATGACAGAACCATTTGTAATATTGAATGATTTATGTAATAGAGTTTCTCCTTTCGAGAAGAGAGCAAACGAAGCAATACCAACAACATTTCCTCCAATAGTAGATGTTACACCTGTAAATTGTGGACTTACATCATCAATTTCATATACTTTATTGTCTATACACTCAACATATGGGACAAGTTTTGTGCTGTTAAGCACAATGTCTCTAGTGAGTGTGTCTGAAATTGCACTGTCTGATGCCAAATCAAAACATGGTCTCGTGTATAGAGACATAACACTATCAATTTCAATGAGTGGTCCTACTTCACTAGCAGCAATAGAAACTCTTGCTGGTAAAGTTCCTTTAATGTTGGTAGGACTAACAACATCCAAGTCTGAGAAGTTTTTAAATCCTGCAGTGTGTGTCAGTGAATTTACAGGTTCACTCCAAGTGGAATAAGGAGTTTTACTCTTGACTGAATATGAGAAGTTTTGATAGTAAAAACTATCTTGTATTCTTTGGAATGATTCATTTGTAAATCCAGTCTGAGTTTGCCACCCATTAGATTTGATAACGATAGATCCAGTATCAAATTCAGTGTCAAAAGAACTTACATTGTTTACAGTGCCTTTTGTTTTTGAAGTGGATCCTACAAGAGTATCTCCGACTTTAAATTCACCATCAACATTACTGATCTTTAAAACTCTTGTTACGGGATTCCATCCATCCTTAACAACCTTTCCAGTAGCATTATTTGCTGATGTGATTGTTTCATCATTATTAAAGTTTTGCTGAATTAAAGATGTGTTAAATCTTGCTAAGTCAGATTCTTTAATTGCTCTACCGATACTTGTGTTTACATCAAAAGTTCCACCAGTAGTTCCAAGACCAACAGGAATATTATAAGTGATTGATGATACGTTAGCATCATTTATAAAACTCACGATTTCAAAAGTTTTGTAGTTATAATCTCCAGAATTGTATCCACCACCCTCAGATTGAACTGTTGTAGTTTCAATTCCTTCAACAAAAACTTTGTCACCAAGTGCAAATGGGAAGTTTGTAAATCCGTTATTCGGTCTCTTTAAAGTCAGTGTATTTTGTGATCCATTCGATTCAGCAGATGTTACTAAAATTCCATTAGTATTTTGTGTTGAAACAATTTCTGGAGTAACTTCACTAAGACCACCATCTAAAGTGATTATATCTACAGCAAAAACTGAAGTTCCACTTAACTTAGATTCTAAAATAATATTTGGATAACCAACTACAATAGGAACTGGTGGAACTAAGTATCCTTTACCACCACTAGAAACTCCAACTTCGCTGAGAGTGAAATTATTTACAATCTCTAAAATTGTTGGTGCTTCTGCCTTTACAACAATAGAATTATCTGCAGAATAGTTATATCCAAGATTTACTGGAGAAACATTGTTTATAGATCCTATCTCATCTGAGAATGGTCTAAGTATAGCCCCAGTTCCTGCAGAAGAAACAACTCCATCAATTCTTGGAATAGTTCTATAAGCAGATCCACCAGATATTAATCTAACTTTTTCAATTGGTCCAACACTGGTAGGTGATTTTGTAGAATATTTTAAGGTTGAGGTATTTGAACTTGTGTATGAAGAGTGTTCTGGTTCTTTATTTAAAACAAGTTGAAGCGTATCCGAAGACACTCCAACAGATGTAAACTCTCCATTATAAATGCTGGTGTTTAAAGTTATCTTGGAAAAATCTTTAACTTCTTTATCAACAAAAACTTTATATTCGTCCCCATCAGAAATATTTTCTTGAGTGACATAATAGTATAGAGTTTTTGGTGTATTTGAATTTGTTTGTAATTGTACGGTTGCTCCAGATGCACCAGAATCTCCAGTTCTTATAATGGAATCTGTTGAATATTCGTTAATAAAGTTAGAATCCAGATAGAATCTGATCTTCAAGTTAGCTAAACTTGAATCAGAAATATCTAACTGTAAAGAATTTCCCCTATAGACAGAAATTCTAGGATTAATTAGAGAAATTTCATGGTTACCAGATCCAGAAGAAAGAATATTAACATGCTTAGGAATCTTTCTTACGCTATCTGAGTAAGTTTCCGAAAGTCTAATATAATCGTTACTATCCTTAATTACGTAATATGATCTATTATTCTCCAAATTAGACGCACTTGTACCGTCTGTAGAATAAATTACTTTATCACCAGTTCTCAGTCCATGACTTGTTAGATTAATATTGGAAACAGTAGTTCCTACTCCAATATTTGATGAAGTAAATGTTATTGGATTTAAAACTAATGAATTTGTAGATGAATTGTATTTTACAGTATTTGTTTCAGTTCTATCAGGAACAACATTTAAATTAATTGTGTTTGATGTAGAAATTCCATGAGATAATTCCGTAGTAACTGTAGCAACAAACTTATTCAGAGTTCCTGTTACATTTGGATTTAAAGTTTTGATTGAGTGGTTTGTACCTCCAGTAGTGCCAACACCAACACCAAGGGCAGATCCTGTAAAGTATAATGTGCTAAGAGAACCAATTCCAGTTCGTGTGGTTCTAATGCCAATTGTATCAGAAGCTTCTGATAATCTAGTCACATAAATTGTTTGACCATCTACAAGTTGGAAGGCATTGCTTAGATCATCATACTCAGAAACACTAATACCGATTCCAGTGTTTGTAAAATATGTAAATGGTTCAAATGTTTGGAAAGGAATTGACTCACATCCACAACTTAAGCATGGAATATAAATTGATTTTGCAGGAACGACACGGGTGTTTCTCAATAATACATTTGCTTGTGTTCCAACTCCAGTGATAGAGTCTGAGTCATATTGTACGTTTACAAACGTTGATCCAACAGAAATAACTTTCACCTCAGTAGTATTGATTCCTGCAGGAGATCCACCACTAATTTCTACCAGATCTGTAGGTGAGAAACTGTGGGATTTGAAGAACAGTCTAGTAGTGGTTCCTGTTTGAATTCCAGTTGTGGTGTAAGAAACTCCATATCCAACAAAATATCGAGTTCCATCAGTACCATATCCAACTGAAGTCTCTGGGTTAAAGTAAGTTTCCTTATTCTCGCGTATTACTAAATTAGTGCCTAAATTAGGAACTTCATATGTAAATCTTCTTGGATTTAAAGAAACCGAATCACCAGAATCATGTGCAGATGCAGTGCTTCCATCATATGCTCTCAAAACACGATATGCATTTGTCCCACCTAAAGGATTAAGAACTAATAATTTTTCGGAACCAATGGTGAGACTATCATTTGCCCTAATATTTTCTGTAGTCGTGGGTTCTGATAATATTACTGTTGTAGTAATTCCAGTTACTGAGGTCAGTCCAATACCAGTGATTAAAGTAGATACTACACTAGAAACGCCTACTTTAAAACTACCCTCTAACTTTTTGAATGAATCGCTACTAATACCAGAAATAACGACAGTTTGATTATCAATAATATCATGTGGTACTGTAGTTAAACCAGTAACAGTGCTTCCAGAATAACTGAATTCAATGTTGGGATATTTGCTTTCAGTGTAGTCAATAGATGTAATTGTTTGTCCAGACAGAGATTCTACTTCAGCAGTTGCTCCATCCCCTCCCGAGGTCTCATTTATAAAAGATACTCTATCACCCACCTTGTAGTTCAGACCACCCTCTACGACCCGCACAGACGTGATTCCAGTCTTTATTGTTGATGTTACAACATACTTTTCATTCTTATTACTAAAATCATTTAAACCTTCATAGAATGCATCTCTTTGTTTAATCTTGTATGGAGTAGTATTTCTAAATATTGTTCCACTATCAAGTAAACCAGATCTTTGGTCATTTACAAAACTGTAATTAAATTCATCTACTTTGTTTCTGAAACTCTTAACAATATATGGATAGTTTTGTTTGGTTGCAAAATATGCATAAGTTCCATTTGGAAAATCTGGGGTTTTACAGAATCTTCCATTGTGTTGATCTAAGTCTCCAGAAGCAGTATAAGTATAATCTTCAATAAAGGATCCGACTGGGAACTCTCCAGTAGATGGTCTATTTGGTCTTAAAATAGATGTATATCCACTCACCATCTCTCTAGGATTATTTTCACTGCTGTCCAGATTTCCCCCATATGGACCATAAATTGGATTTCCGTCATAGCACCATCCAATAATTGGAGAGTGTGCAGTATTAATACCAATTTCATTTAGACCAGCATCTAAATTGTCACCTAAAGTTCTTCTTAATTTTTTGGGTGCAGTGATAGATAAGAACTGTTTTCCAAAATCAGACTGATATGCTGGAACAATTATGCCACCATCATCACTATATGAATAAGATGAATAAGAATTAATTACCCATTTTTGAATATCGGCAGAGACCTTTACTCCAGATCCCAAAACTTTTATTTCTACAGTGGTATCTTTTTGTAAATAATCTCTTCCCCCATCAATTACATCAACACTGATTATCTTACCATCTGCAACATTTGCTTTCAATTGGGCAAATTTACCACTACCCTTTACGATAAGTTCGGGTTCTGAATTGTAGTCTCTTCCTTCTTCAATAACAAAGGCATTACTTATTTCTCCATTGACTACTCTAACTCCAATGATAGCAAGTTCTCCACCACCAATTTTTACATCAGGTTCACGTTTGAAGTTAAGTATCTCAGAACCATATTTACTTCCCCCAGATTTTACAAAAACGTCACTTATAGAACCTTTTACTATAGGGAAGGCCGAAGCAATTGTAGAAATTCCTGAGAGTAATGTTGTGTTTAAAGATCCCTCAATAGTAACTTTAATTTCTGGGTACTTGAATGTGTGTGATCCAGTTCCAATTCCAGAAAACTTGATATAATTTTTAGAGTTTAAATATTCATTTGATGCAGTCGTCCCAATTCCAGTTACAGTTGATATGCCAGTAAACTTTTCAACCAACTTAAATTTTGAATCATCAATTTTCAATGCATAATATGTCTTATCAGTTGAGAGACCAGTTATTACATCTCCTGTTGTGGAATATCTTACCTCTTCTCCAGTGCTAAATCCATGATTTTTTGCAAAGATGTAGTGATCCTCAGTATTAATACCCACAAAAGCAGTTGAAATGCCAGGGAATTCTGGTGGGTATTTGATACTAGATACATCAATTGTTCTGCTGCTGTAACCCTCTCCAGGGTTCGTAACTAGAATATAATCAATTACCTTCCTAATGTTCCTTTCAAACAGTCTATGGTTTCCAGAAGATTCTGAATTCAAAGATATTGTATTTAAACCAACCAAAGAATCAGACTTTGTGGTCATTAATTGAATCGTAGTGTCATCAACTTTTCTTACAAAATATGATGCATTATTAATTAAATAAGAATCAACTGAAGTGCTTGCTGATGAATTTCCTATACCAAGAGCAGCGTTGCCAAGAGATTGGTAAACAACCTCGTCACCATTTTTAAATGTATGGAATGTTCCAAATCCAATGGTATTTCCTGAAGTGCTGACACCAGAAGGTCCACCATTAAAGTTGGCGGAGAACTGGAATCCTTTCAGACGTGCTTGTGCAGTAGCATTTCTACCATTTCCTCCAGTTATATTGACAATGGGCACTTCTTTAAAATCATATCCAGCGTCAGTAAGAACAATCTCTTCAATGGAACCTGAAACAATTGCAGTAGCTTCGCAACCAGTACCAGTGCTATCGGAGAACGTGATGCTTGGTGGGTTTAAAACATCATATCCACTACCACCATTTAACACATTTATTCCATTAATTTGTCCGTACCAAACTTGATCTCCACTTTCGCTAGAATGTATTTCTACACCATTTAGCAATATTCCAGTAATTTTGGAGGATGTAATATCTTTTAGTTGTAAGTCTTTCTCTTTGGTTTGAGGAACGATAGGAATTTTCTTTAATAAGTTTTGATCCTGTAAAGTTTTGCCAACATAGGTATTTGGAGACAATAAATGAGTACCTGTTCCACTAAAGGAAATAAAATCACCTTCAGTAATTTTAGTGGGGTTAAATGCTAATTGAATATTATTATTGTTTACTTTTTTTACAAAGTAAGACGTTTGTGATGAAAGTCCTGTAATATTGCCAGAGAGTGTTTGTAAATATACTTTTTGTCCTGTAAAGAAATTGTGTGGATTGACAAAACTTATGATATCTGACGAAGATTCAGTTGAGGTAAACGATTTTTCTACGCTTGGAGCATCAATTTGATATGAAGGAAGACCTGTTGATGTTACATAAAGATTTTCTTTTTTCTTGTCAATATAAGTGTTTTGAATATTTGCAAAGTATCCATTAACTTCTGGATATGCGCTACTCGATGCCGTTAGTACATTTCTTCTTGCAGTGTAATTAACAGATTTGTCTAAACTTACTAAAGTTGAGAATGTAAATTCAAATTTAGTAGAAATATTCTTTCTCTGGTCTTCCGCAGTAGTATAAAGTACGTCACTAACGGTCCCACTTAATTCTGAACCACTATCGGAAACTAAAGTAATACTATCTCCAATTCTGAAATTATGAGTTGTCTTTGTGGTTACAAAAGTGGGAGATGATGTGGATGAGAATTTTGAAGTGGTCTCTAACAGTCTAACGTTTGTAACGGGATTATAAATCCAGTTATCAAATTTGCTGTTATATTCCCCACGATTAATTTTTTCACCCAGTCTTTTTACAGAAATTTCATCTCCAACTGAAAGATATTTTACCGTTGATGCCTCTAAATTATAATCACTAAGTGTTCCTGTTACTCGCAGTTGTACTTTTTTTGTCAAATCTCCCGATTCATAGGAGTAAACAAAATTATTTTGATGAATTCCGCTGTAAATTGAAATTGAGGATGTAATACCAGTGCATCCTAAGAATTGAGTTGAGTTCTTGTGTGTATATGAAATTACGTTTCCATCTACATACAATTCCCCACTTTTGTCAAATCCTACAGTAGAATCTACTGTAATCATTCCATCAGTAGTTGTTACACCAACAACATTTTTTGTAAAACCATTTACTACAAAATTTCCAACGATTGAGTTTGGACTTAATCGGATTACAAAGTAATTGTTATCTTCCAAACTGTAAAATTCGGAATCATAAATGTATCCAGATGCAACGGTTGGAGAATCTTGGCGTAAAATTTCACCTTTAATAAGAAGAGGATTTCCAGATACTTTTTCTGCAATAATGTTATGTGTGATCGACCACTCCGCACTGGAGGGTTTGATCATATAATCTTGGGGTTTGATAATTCTAGCTTCGTCACCATATAAAACCTTAAAAAGTATTTTTAAGGATTCATCAGTACCCTTTGTTTGATAAAAGTCCTTACCTCTAGTTAAAAAGAAACCCTTTCTCAGTTCTGTATACAGATTTCTATTTTCAAATCCTGGTAAGAATTGAGTCTTTAATTTCTTCCAAAATTCTTTTAAAAATAAATTGCTTAAATTATATACTACAGCACCTGAAGTGTGGTCAGCAGATTCGGTATCAGAAAAAATTAAGTTCTCATAATCGTTTATATTATGTAAATCTTCTATACCACTAAAACCACGAACACACCCAGTAAAACTTGTTTCAGTTTTTCCAGTGTACGTGATTATCTCATTATCAATTTTTAAAAGTCCATACTGATCAGGCCATGATGCAGTGGATTCTACGGATATTGTTTCTGAATAGTATTTGATATCTGATGATAATTTAGTTTCACTGACTAAAACTTTTGTCTCATCAAAATTGTTTATACTTAAATATTGATCTAAATTTTCTGCTAGGTCCGCAGACAAACCTTGACTATCTTGAGATCTATAATACTGCTCAAGAAATTCTGTAAAAAGAGGATTTTCCTCGGCAATGAAATCAGGAATTTGATTGCCGATTACCTGACTGATTTTTACTCTCTGAAGGTTCTTATCTAACATTTATCTAGTGTACAGACCGTTTATGAAACTTGAGGTTGGAACAAATCTAGTTCCAGAGGTATTGTCTCCAGAAGATATGTTATCTGGAACCATAGTTAATTTACTTGAAGAAATATTTAATTGGACATAAAGGTCTTTTAGTCCAACCACATCATTCGATTCTGGAATCGCTTGAATTTCAATAATATTATTAGATGCCACTGTAGATGTTATATTTACAGTATCTATAATGATTTCTCCACGTGCATAATCAACGGTTCCAGCATTTCTCTTTACAACAACTGGTTGACCAGAAGCGTCTAATTTGAAGAAGAAAATTCTGCCAGAATTATCATCAATTTTTTCATCTGACAGGTATAAAGTATCGCTATTTCCAAAAACTTTAAATCCAGTAGATTTTATAGTATACCCTTCAAATCTTGAGTGGAACTTGTTTCCATAACACAATTCATACTGTGCATTTTGGTCTATTTGAGGTCTTAAATTTCTTCTAATTTTAACTTTAGTAATATTTGATGTTATAGCTTCGCCAATTCCATCTATAATACTAACAACCTTAGAATACTTAATTCTCCCACCAAACTTATTTACTGCAAGAGTTCTAGAATATGTATCTAGTGCAGATGTGACTTTTGATAGCAAATCTGCAGCAGTTCCTGTAAAGTTTGGATTGTAATATACTGAAGACTCCAATTCAACATAAAGATATTTAAGATCTACAAATTCGGGAACAATTCCTGCTACAGAATACTTTTTAAGTAGAAGTAAAAGTTCTCGTTTGGTATAGTCACTTATAACTTCCCCATTTCTTGGTTTTACTACGATAAAAACCTTTCCATATTGTGGAGGATCTAACTCTTCTCCCCCATATGCCGTCACAGATTCGGTATTTTCATAAATTTGTGGTATAATTGCTTCATAGTCATTTGCAGAGACTGCTCTATACTGTGCAGCATAAAGTCTCGGAGCATAATTTTTAATAGATTCTACAGATTCTATAGAATCTCCATTACTAGCAGGATTTTCTGTAACTATATCTAATGCAGAATCTTGCGCTATAATTGTCCCTACACTATCCTCAAGAATGCCAGCAAACGCAAATTGTGCAGAACCATTAGCTTCCCGACCATTTGTAACTATGTAACTGCAGTCAATATAGTTACCATTAGTCAAGGATCTCAATAAGATATTGTCTCCAAATATCAATTCATATTTTTCTCCACTTACTTCCTGTAAAAAATAT